CCACAACTAGCTCGGCAAGCTAGAAGGGACTCCTCGCGGAGTCCTAAAGGTCTTCACTTAAAACTTGCGACCCTACATTCACGTAAAATTCCCTCGTGGACCAAGTCCACAAGTTAAAAACCATGAAGGGTTCTAATAAGTGGACCTCTTACATGCAGGTGCATGTGACCGCCGGTCGCCTAGCGGGATTAAGGTGGTGCAGTTGCCTCAAAGTACAATGGAGGCAATCCTGTGAAAAAGAAAGTTTGAAAATCTTCTCCTGCCGCACAGAAAATTTGGATCGTAGCATTTGAATTGGTTTTCATTTGCATACGATAGTCCCAAGCACCATCAAAAATAGCGGCACCTGTATGAGACTCTTGTTTTCCAGGGGTAAACCTGAAGCGACTGTAATAAGGTACTTCAAATTCACAAGCCTGGTTAACTCTACCATTCTGGTAAGCAACACCAGTTGTGCCATCGAACCATGTTGTTGGTAATGTTGGATCTGCTCCTGGCATTCCAATAACCGTTGCGTCCACATTTGACCCAAAAGTCAAAGACGCCGTGGTACCATCACTATACAATGGGTCCAATGGACTTATTTCGCTTCTATTGATGAGGAAATCTATACTATCCCTTTCATCACCAATCTGGATAGGCAGCATCTTGTATCTAATAGATCCGCGATAACCGCTAAATGCGAGAACTACCCAGTGCAATAACAATGTGTTGCAATAATTGTAAGGACCTGGAGCTAGCGTCGAATTGACTGCATTTGCTACATTACCTCTCAAATAAGGAAATTGTGATCTACGTCCGTAGACGAGTTTGGAACCTAAGTCACCAAGACCCATCCAGAAACCATATCTCTTCAACATTTGTCTAAAAGATGCGATCGCTTCTCCTGTATACACACTATTTAGTTGTGGTTGGTCATAAAACTCCGGACCAACATTTTTCTCATCCGTTTGAATTGGAGCAGACGCGTTGGCTGTCAAGTCCGCATCTGGTACAGACATGTTACCACTTTGAGGCTTAACTACAAAACGATTGAAATCGTTAGCAGGAACAAATACCTCAAAGTCATCTCCAGCAGAGATGAAAACATTTACTTCAATGTCATTATTCACGGTGGAATTCGGAGTTGTAAGCTCATTAACAACAGATACAGTGAGCACACCATTGCCAGCAGCTGCTGGTAAAGCTGTGTTTGAATACACATCTGAAATAGGATCAATTCCCGGTACAGCGTGATCCAACAACGAAACAACTTGACCATTTGATACAGTGATGGTGTAGTCATTTGTTTCAGCTAAATCAATGACGCGCAGAAAATTCGTGTTATACTCTAAACTACTCTGGTAATTTGGATCATATGAAAAACGGACCCTACCTTTGTGGTAAGCTGAGCACACAAATTGAAATCTGTATTTGAGCGTTCCCTTCCAATACTGAAAGGGTAAAGCTGCCATAGCGCAAGCTGGGAAGTTGAAACTTCCAGATGAACCGACAGCCCATGTGACGGGTGAAACAGCTGTATTCCAGAGCAATGACTCTGGTGCAGCAGAATTTGACCAAGTGAACGATGTAACGTATGATTCTCTTGAAGCTATGGAAGAAATTACCATATCATCTTGCGAACCAATGCCTGATATTCTCGGGTCTATTGTCAACTCTTGATTTGAATCAACCGTCATTTTATGGCACGTATCACCTGTGTTAGTAACAGCAAGCGAGGCATTTGCCAATGGACGAAATGATTCCGGACTCTTCGTTTCAGATGGACGAGCAAAACCAAACAACTTAGCAATGGATGCTGTTGCAGTTGCTGCCATAGCAGTGGCCATAGCAAATGGTTTGATTGCAGGTATCATTGATAACGAATTTGCGATTTTAGCAATAGTTGTCGCTGGTCCAGAAACAATACCTTTCTCATTCACCTCTTCTGTTTCCTTTCCCATCTGAGGAGAAATCGAAGCAGGACTAAGCGATGTAAGCACTGACATGTGCAAGTCCTCTGCCATGGCAAAGATACTTATAGTTACATTATCAGTAGCGTTATTTGCATGTTTAAGATCGTTCAAGGATCTCAAATAAATTTGTCCTAATTCATCCCAACCTTCATCAGGAATAGACACATAATTGGTATATGAGAAGAAAGGTAGTGTCATTTCACCGCCTTGTGATCGCGTGGGATCCAGATAAATATGTGGCAATTGTGAAGCCTGAACCAAATGGGCACGGTCTCCGTTGATAACAGACAATGTATCAAACTCATCAAAAGGAAGATAAGCCATGATTAATCGTCCATAATGAAAACCATTTCCATTGATTACCGCTTTGAGTTTAAGTTTTGACCTAAGTAAATTGTAGTTACAAATACGATTCGAAACTCGTTTATTTGTGAAATATAAGTTCCATGGATCAAAATTTACATCTAAAGGACTACCAACAGCCCAAGTATACTCAGCGATTTTTACAGGTCGAGACATGAAATTGCCCAAATCTGCAACATCTGAATCTTGCATCATTCGTGTTGGATCGGTTTCACCAATCTGTTCATAGTGAGGATGTTCCAACATATCCTCAAACACTGCGTTTTCTGCTGTCAAAGATGACGTTGCGTTTGAAACTGCAGCGTTTGGCACGGCTCCACTCTGAGCATCTACTTCAATGGGAAGCATATTAAGTATTACCATGACTTGTTCTAAAATTTCTAATGTATTTTCTATTGTTGTGTTATTATAAATATATGTATTAGTAAGCCATTGTTTTCTGACTCTAGTCCTTGATCGGCTCAATTCATTGGACGAGTCTTGCAGTTGGTTTGCGAAACCTATATATACATGCACATGCAGAAAGCCTTTTGAGACCTGACTATATCTCTTATGGTATCCATTCTACATGCCCTCTTTTTACTTATACTCCAAGAGGAATGGAGTTGTGTGAGTTTTACGCCCTCCGGCGGACAACAGGTTAAGAAGAAGAATCCGAACCATAGTTCTTTCTCCACTTCTCAACTCTGTCATCGAAACTGTCATCGAGGAAATGACAATAATCCAACAAATCTGCCCTCCTCATGACCTCTTTTAATTGAGACCTTCTTGTCTCATATTTTTCACGGCCGTGATTGAACCATTCAATCATAGCTGATTCTGCAGCAGCACAAACCTTTTCATTGCGTGTTAATGCCTCTTTTTTACCATACGTGTGTACGTGTAACGATTTGAAAATGGATTTTTCATCCAAAGCACCAACCTTTGCATCAATTTCTGGTATGTATACAGTTCGTCGACACAAGAAATCACTTTCCTCCTCAAGCAAGAAAGGTCGTAATTTCGTAGATTTATCTGGCATGGTATATTTTTGACCATATTTTCCAAGAAATTTTGAAACAGTTTCTATGTTGAATTCTTTTGCAACGGTGTCTGCAACCGATCCATCATTATCATCACCATAGGTAATGAGACTAACATGCGTCCTAAAATCCTCCTTGAAAAAGACATTTGTAGCTATCAAAAATCGGTATCTCCTCCTTGGGACAATCACTTCATGATAGAACACAACCCTTACGTTTAAACTACCTTCAATGCCATTGATGATCACGGTCAAAGAATTACCACTAATCATGGCACCAACTAGCAAACGAACAAGGTCGCCATTGAAGTTTATCATTGCATAGACAACATCACTCGCAATCGCTTCCATTATCTTAAT